CTGATGCGAAAAATAATGAAATAAGGCTTAAAGTTAGAACAAAAGAGCAACACGACACCTTGCTCGAATTTCAAGCACAGAAAAATATTATGTATCAGGCATTGAGAAAATACTGCAAAAAGTATTACGAGGTACAGACAATCATGAGAGAGTATTTAAAAACTTGTAAGACTACTGATGATGTCAAAAAAGTTTGGGAAGATTTTAACCCAAGTATTTTAAAAGCTAACATGGGAACTAGTGTTGGTCAAAATATTATGACCATGATGACACAATTAAAATCATTTCATGCAGATAGGTTAGCTAGTGCTTAAGTTAGATATAAGACAAGTCCATTTTGAAATGGGTGAAAGTAGTTCGGCTTGTTGTCCAATAGCTTTGGCAGTGGTAGAAAAGTTTTTGGGTACTCACCCAACAGCAAGTTCAGTATGTAAAAAAAATGGCATCCCCTTAATGAGAGGGGATGTCGTGAGTGTAAAAACAGAGCATACGAGATTTTGGCATCCAGAAAAAAATAAAGTTTATGAGTTTATACATGATGAACAAACGGCACAATTTATTGTAGATTTTGATAATTGGTACGAGAGTAGTGCAGATATGAAAACATTACCTTTGGAAGAAACTACAATTATTTTCAAGAAACCATGGAGTATATTTAATTCTGATAAAACACTTTACCAATATTTTAATTCCTATAATATCCCAGATTAGAATGGAGAAATTTAATATGGAACAACACGAATATAGCTATCAGCATTTAATTAAAAAATGTGAAGTATCTAAAAAAGATAGAAAAACATATTTTGATTTTATTCAAAAGATTTTTTCAATTACGGGTGACTGTGATGACTTTCACGAGAATAATTTATTTAATAAAGAAACCAGAGGAATTGCTAATATGGTAAGTGAATTATCTGATAACATTAAATGTGAACTTTGGAGAGAATTAGAAAGACAATCTCTTAATATCATTTATGAAAAAGAAATCCTTGAAATTAACAGAAATGTAAATGGTGAAATTATTTCATGAGTGAGAACATATACAGGATATTTATTGAATGCTCTGGTGGTTTGCATACGTTAATCACCGAGCATGATTTTGATAATTACTATCATAGTGATTATTTTGTAAGAAAAGCTATTGACTGTTTTGGAAGTCAATGGGGGAGTTATCCTGTTAAATGCAAATATAAATTAGAAGATGATAAAAAATGGAAGGAAGTGAGGGTTAAAGATTATGTCTTTTAATAAAACAGAAAAAAAAGAAACAATAGTAGATTATACAATTCATATAACATGGAACAATGGGGAGAAAGAATTTAGAGCAGATACTCCCTACTCTAAAGTTGTTGAGAATTGGCTCGATAAGGTAGAAGAAGAGGAAGCAGAAAAGGACAGTGAAGAATGATTTTATATATTGTATTGAACATTATCCTAATATTTATTATATTCTTAGGAATAAAAATATTTGACGATAGGGAGAAATAAATGGTCTTAGCTAGAGATTTACATCAAAAAATACAAGATATGCAAATTAAGATTGAGGGATCAAAAAGAATTGCTCATCTTGAAAATGAAATTACAACACTAACTAATGCAGTTCATCTCTTGGTTAGTAAATTAGAAAAACCTATTGAAGAGGAAAACATTTCTGATCCTTATAAAGATGAAAATGGCAAAACTAAAAAAATAGATAGAGAAGCAACACCTGAGGATAAAAACGAAAAATGGAGAGAATATTTAGATGATAATGATGAATTAGATGCAGATAAAATTCTTGCTGAAGATGAGGAAGAGCCTGAGGTTGAAGATGAAGAAGATGAAGATGAAGAAGATGAAGAAGAAGATGAAGAAGAACCTAAAGAACTCTGTGAGCCAGAATTAGCTAGTCAGGTATGGGAGAAAAAACATTTAAAAGAGTTATCTGGATATAAAGCAGATAAAGAAAAAGCTATCGGTGGTGTTGCTCATGAATGGACTGAAAGAGATGATCTCTTAGCTGATAATTTTACAGTCATATCTAAAAGAGTGATTTTCTATACACAAAAAAATTACAGTCAAATAGAGCATATCGAATATTTAGAGATTAAATGTAAAAATAAATTAAAATACATAACATTAACTAATTTATTGCAGTTAATTTTATCCATAACAAATAAGACAAAAAAACTTGATAAGCCAATTGAGTTTTCTATCTGTAATACTAAATATGAATTCAATAATAGAGCAAAATATTTAGTTGATAATTTAATTACATTTTTCAAAAAAGTATCAAAGTTAAAAGAAAGCCGTTTTTCTCAATAAATTTTTTCCGTTTTAAGAGCCGTAGAGGGTAATTTAAATATTGCCCTTTAGGATTTATTAGGATATTTTCATAATAGAAATGGAGAAATTAATTATGCAATTAATGACAAAGAAACAAGAAGAACAACTTGTAAAAAATCATAAATTACAAGAAGCAAACCCTGACAAGGATATGAAAAATAAAGCCGTTATAAAATTATTTAATCCAACAGGGCTAGGTACTTGGTATGCTTCAGAATATGATCCTGAAACTAGGATTGCTTTTGGTGTTGCTGATCTTGGCTTTCCAGAAATGGGAAGTTTTGCAATGCATGAACTTGAAGAGTTAGAACTACCAATGGGATTAAAAATAGAGCGTGACTTGTCATTTCCTGAAAATAAATACACTTTGTCAGAGTGTTTGGAGTTATGTAAAAATGGATAAAACAATAAACATAACTTATCTACCTAAATCTGATTTATGCTATTTGAATAAAAAGGCTAACAGACTAAGATTAAATAGACGATTAAATCAAGTTATGTTAGATGCTCTTCCTGAGCATAATAATAGTCCTGTTCATTTCTCTGTTCCTGTTGATGATGCAAGGATTATCAGGGCTAACATTGAAATAATAGAAAATGTCAAAGGTGTTTTGGATATTTTGATTGAGGATTTTAATGCATTACCTCAAGCCCAAGTGCCTAGTCCAAACGTATGAAAAATCAATATTTAAGTGTGAATATTAAAGATGTTAAATATCTAATTGATAGCTATGAGAAATGGTACGGAACATTTGATAAAGAGGGCTATAAATATGTTATTGAACAACTTAATTATCCTAGCAAATATTATAATGATTTGATGACATCACTTCATAATTTTGTTAAAGGTGGTGAATTTTATTCAATAAAACTTTAAACTTGATTAATTCTCACTAGGGTTATTATAGCCCTAGTGAAACCTGAGAATAAATTCAAAAATAAAATCTTAAAAAACTTATCCTGTTCTTATACTCCAATAGAAATGTATTTGAAAATGGGAGTACCTGACATTTACGGCTTTTATTCTAACGGCTCTATCTTTTGGCTTGAATTTAAATGTAGCCCAATGAAAAAAGTTAATATCTCACCTCTTCAAATATCATGGAATTACAAACATTTTACAAGTTCACCCAGAAATTTTTATATAGTCGAGAGCCTTGAAGCGAGAAGCTTTAAACTATATGAGGGAAACAAGGGTAAAGAACTTCTTTCCTCAGGGTATCTTGCTCCCTGTATCATGGAACTTGGCTTTAATAAAAAAGATTTTTTAAAACTAGATAATTTTTTAAAGTTCCTATAAACTCCCAACAAAGGAGAAATTAACAAATGAAATATCCAAAAGAAGAAAAGCAGGAAGCTTTGGAAAATTTAAAAAGCTGGATTAAAAAAGGCGATACTCTTCACACGACTGTGAAACATGTATCAAGGAGCGGAATGATGAGGCACATATCAGTAAGGCATTTAAAGGCAACAGATAACCCTGAGCGCCCTGTCTATATTTCAAATTACGATTACCATATCGCTAGAGTTTTGGATCTCCCAGAAGCGCCAAACTATCAGGGCGTAAAGGTTGGCGGTTGTGGAATGGACATGGGCTTTCACTTGGTTTACAGCTTGAGCCGATCACTATTTAAAGATGAGCCTAAAGGCGAAGGCGACAGGGATCACGGTTATTGGATAAATCAAGAATGGCTATAAAACAAAGAGCCGTGAAACAAGAAACTAGAGGCAGTATTATTAAATTGATGCTGCTTCTTATTTTTGGTAGTTTGTTTTAAAGGAGAAATTAACATGACATTAAACACAGATTGGACTGCCGTGACTGATAAGATCGGCAGAAAACATTTAGAAGCTTCGGGCCAGAATGATTTTAATTTAGGCTTGTTACTTTGTGCATTAGAAGTTCCCGTTATTCATTCGGAAACAGTCGGAGAACTTTATTTTAGATTTAATCTTTTCAAACATTTAACCAAGAGCAATGCCATAATAAACTTTGAGCGTTTTATGGGATACAAATGTAATGCGGGATTTGCTACGAGATCAAAGTGGACAGCTAGAATGTTTAAGGCTCACGCACCCAAGTCCCTGGTTGCAAAAGAAGTTTGGAAATATTATCATGAAACAGGAAGGGAGAAATTATCATGAGCACAATTAGTAGCCAAGTAGCCAAAGATTTCCAGGAGTATAAAAGAGCCTGGAGCCACTGGTACGTGCAACTTGGTCATATCTGCGACTCAACTGAAGATTGGGATTTTTACAAGAAGCTTGAAGCTTTCATCCAAACTAAGATTGAGAACGAAAGACAAGAATTCGAAAAAGAAAAAATAAATAATTAATTCTCCTTGGGAGCAGCTGCGTCTGCTCCCTGACTCTTTACTTCCCCAAAAATATTTAATAAAATCCTCTTAAGGAGAAAATTAACATGTTCAATTATAGACAACCGAGCCAATGTCGAATGGCTCACGATCAGGACAATCCTTGTTTATCTGATGAGGATTATCATCGTTATGAATTAACCGATAGCATGGGTATCTCATGCGGTTGGTGTTGTGATAAATGTGAAAAGGATTTGCGATCACAATATCGCCCAGAGGTATTTGGGGAGAGCTCCGAGTACCGAGAGCTCATGACCGAAATGGGAGAAAATATTGATGACGAATATTAAAACTGAATTCTTGGCTCTGGATAAACATCTCTCCAGAGCCTGTTCCGAGCTCCAAGCTACGGAAGATGGTATCCAAAGTTTAACTCATCAGGTTGATGATGAGGAACTAGTCGGATTATTAATGGACCTTGATACTGAAGTATCTAACTACTGGAAGATTGATAATCTCAGGGATGAAATAAAAAAGAGGTTAATTGTAAATGTTAAAGCTAAGTAATAGAGCCATGCACCGAGTCCACAGGTTCTGGCATAAAGATTTATTTAATTATTATTATGATCATAAATTACGTCAGAAGGTTTTTTATCATAATTCATGGTTAGATAAATTTAGAAGAAAGTGCATGATGACATGTCAGTGCGAGGACATATCCAAACATAATTGGATGAATGATTTCTGGTTCTGGGTCTGTGAGAACATCATCGAGAGATACATTAATTGGTCTACTTATAAGATCAGGGATTGGGAGCATTAGCTCCTGGTCCTTGTCGCAATTTGCTCCTGGTGATTAAAATAGATCTAAAAAATGCCTGGCAAATTCCCGGAGCTGCCACGTTGAGTGCCTCCAGGAGCATGGTCCATGCAAACTACGACAAGGTACCCTAACCAAGAGCCAGAGCTCTGGAGCCCTAGGGTGGGGGGACCAGAAACATGGCCCCGTTACAATAGATTTACCTACAGACGCTATTACACACAAACATTTGTTCTTGAAACTGTTCTACATTTATATATTTTGTGAGTATGGCAAACGGAATACAACCCCAAGGTTATTTTACAACAGATCCTGTATTAGGTGGTGGCTCAGGTGCATTGCGTAATCTACTTGATCCCGCAGATCCCGCAGGTGCTTATAGAGCTTTTTTAAATAGCCGATTGTTTCCTGCAAATGTTGGTGATTATCAAAACATTACAAGTTCAGGACAACTAGCTTCAGGACCTTTTAATCTAATTCCTACAGGTGAAGGTTTGACCACTGCTTTAGCAGGAGCCGTGAATCCAATAACAGGTATTGCAGCTCGTGGTGCTATAAACAGAAGAAATGCAGAAGCTTTAGAAACATTAGCTAATTTAGGTATTCTTGAAACAATTACACCAGCAGATGCTTCTAAAGGTTTTACAAAATTTTTAGGTTATGAATTTACTCCTGGCACAGGTGAATATAGACTATCTCCTGAAGTAGAACTTGCCATACAACAATCAGGCTCCACGCCTCAAGAATATTTTGAATCACAATATAAATCACAGTTTGGTGCAGCTAATGAGTTAGCACAATATTTAGATCAAATCGCATACACTACTCAAGGTAACTTCTTTACAAAAGATTTTTTTGGTAATCCAACACCTTGGTCTAAGTATATTGATCGACAAGGCAACATAAAAGCAGATGCCTTAGAGCAATGGGAAAAGTTTGGTCAAAAAGATAAAATGGGAGTTCTTGCAGCCTTTATGGATGATGATGATAATCAAGGTACCCAACAGAGTTCCTCGAATCAAGGATCCACAGCGGGTGGGGGTATTGATGATTTATTCAAGGGCCAAGTTTCTGAGCCCATGGGTAGTACACCAGATTTTTTACAATCCTCTTCTAATAATTCAGGAGGTGCTCCAAAAGAATCTTACACCAAATATGATCCTGTATCAGGAAGAATGAGAAAAGTTGCAGGAGGCACAACCAATCTTTTCCTTAACTAATGATCGTTAACCTAGATTTTTATCGCAGACAAAAAATAGCAGAAGAGAGGTATGATACTGTACCTCAGGTCAATATTGTCTTTGACGTTTGTGAAGATAAAAAAAATTGGTTTGGTTTACATCCTGATGCAATTCTCTATACGAGTTCCGAAGATCTTAAACAGATGATGGATAGTAGCAAGGAACACCAAATAAAATTTTGTACCATGATGCGTGAATATTTTGACCACTTCGCAAAACAATTGCAGAAGGATAGTAAAACAGTTCAATTTGTCATGAATTACTATGAAGAAGAATGAGCCAAGTTTCTCGAACCACGGATCTGGATTCGCTTCAACGAGAGGAGTTAGAACAGCAACTCATCTCCGAGCGATTACAATTTTTAGAAAATTGCGAAAAAAAATTTATACCTTTTGTCAAACATGTCTGGCCCGACTTTATTGATGGAGCTCACCACAGACAAATAGCAGAAAAGTTCGAGAAGATAGCTACAGGCGAAATTAAACGCTTGATAGTAAACATGCCTCCTCGACACACAAAGTCGGAGTTCGCATCGTACTTGTTTCCTGCATGGATGATCGGTAAGAATCCAAAGTTAAAAATAATTCAAACATCACACAACACAGAACTCGCTACACGATTTGGTCGTAAGATGAAACACTTAGTTGATGATTCTTTATTTCAACAAGTATTTGATGTGAGCATTGCTAGTGACTCTAAAGCATCAGGTCGTTGGGAAACTAATCATGGGGGTGAGTATTATGCAGCAGGTGTGGGTGGAGCGATTACAGGTCGTGGTGCAGATTTATTAATCATTGATGATCCTCATACAGAACAAGATGTACTAAGTGCAACGGCAATGGATAATGCATATGAGTGGTATACCTCTGGTCCTCGTCAGCGTTTACAACCCGGTGGGGCGATTGTAGTTGTCATGACACGATGGTCAGAGAAAGACTTAACAGGGCAATTAATTAGAGCTCAAGCAAAAAGTGATCGTGGAGATCAATGGGAGGTTATTGAGTTCCCTGCCATTATGCCCAGTGGCAATCCTGTCTGGCCAGAATATTGGAAGGCAGAAGAATTATTAAAAGTAAAAGCAGCCATCAGTGAGAGTAAATGGCAGGCTCAATATCAACAAAATCCTACTTCCGAAGAAACAGCAATCCTAAAAAGAGAGTGGTGGAAGAAATGGGAGAAACCGATGCCCATGATGTTACACACTATCCAATCTTTTGATACAGCCTATTCTGCAAAAGAAACAGCAGACTATTCTGCTATTACCACATGGGGTGTTTTTCAACATGAAGGGATGTTAGGCACAGGAGTCTTGCTTCTCGATGCTGATAAAGGCAGATGGGACTTTCCTGAATTAAAAAAGATTGCATTAGAAAAATATAAATACTGGGATCCTGATACTGTCATCATTGAAGCAAAAGCATCAGGAATGCCTTTGACACAAGAATTGAATAGATTAGGTATCCCAATATCTAACTTTACACCCAGTAGGGGTAATGATAAGTTGACAAGGGTGAACTCTATTGCACCTATATTTGAATCAGGCAAAGTATTTTATCCTGATTATGAATGGGCACATGAGTTGATTGAAGAGTGTGCAGCGTTCCCTTTTGGGGAACACGATGACTATGTGGACAGCACGACACAGGCATTGATGCGATATCGTGCAGGTAATTTTGTGGAGTTGGATGATGATTATATTGATGACTCTAGGGATTATAGAGAGTATGAGTATTATAACTAAT